CTCTAATGTATTCTACTAGATCAAAGAAAATTTTTGTATTTTCATTTTTAGAAAACATTACTGTTGTAGCCCATAAAAGTTTCACGCTAGTTTCAGAAACAAATTTATCAAGGTATCCTATCCTGTCATCGCCATACACGTCATTATATTTGTTTGAAATAAGAATATCGCTATCAACATCCCAAAAGTTGTTAAGTGTATCAGAAAAAATAAAATAATCACAATCTATCAATAATGTTCTATCATAGGGTGTAATGTTCCAAACACTATTTCTATTTGAATTTCTGAAAGGTGCAATAATTTTTTCAGTTCCATCTGAAAATGTTCTATTTTGATTTGAAAGAGGTGGTTCAGTTATTATAATCTTGTCAAAAATTTCGCTTGCTTTCTTAAAAATTTTAGACTCTTTCATCCACTCAACCGTTGATGAATCAGTGGCCAGACTAACAGGAACGTTTAGATTTTTCTTGGCTAATGAACCGCACACCATTGCAATCTTTGCATAATCGATCTGGCGGCTATTGTGAGCGAAAACTAAGACACCTTTATTCATGATTCAAGCAATGATTCTACTGAGCGTGCTTTTTTAATTTTTTGATATTCCTCATGATATTCAAAGGTTGCTGAAAAATATCTATCAAAAACTTCTTCTCTGAATGTAACCAAATCTTCAATCAAAATTGGTGTTTCGTTAGAATCTAATAGAACTACGTTTTCCGATCTATCCTTGTAGATCAGCATTTCCACAAAATTCAATAGTGTTCTATCAATTTTGAATATGCCACCATTAAACCCATAGGTTAATTTGGCATCAATTTTTTCTTTTAGGGTTTTTCTTTGGATCGAAAAAGTCTGTCTATACTTAGAAAAATCCAAAGCCTTTTTGTATTGTTCCTGCATATGCTTCTCCTTATTAAAGTAGCATATTATTTATTAGGAGTTGGGCGGGGTGGAAAAATTTTTATGTTGGTATGATGCTACCAATCGTAACGGTTGGTGTAATTATGGTAAAGTTTCCTGCTGTAATGGGTTCAAGAACTCCTGTTGCTTCAAGAGTATCAACATTAAGTGTGATTGTTCCATCAACAAAGTCAGGTCCAAACGGTCCAGGTCTTACGGGTGATCCACTTTCTGTATCACCACCTAGAGGAACGTGGTTGTCCACCCATTCAACTAAAAAGTCTATTTCGCGTGCTGTTCCTGCACTATTGTCAGCAACTGTAGGTGTTCTAGCAGAAATTCTCCATTGATTAAGAGTGTATGGTGATGATCCTGTCACCGTGCTCCATACTTGATAGGTACTGCTTAGTCTAAAATAGTTTGTTCCATCATTTGGTTCGGTTCCTGTTCCGGGAGAGTTTCCTTGGAAAGTTCTTGTTCCCGCTGTAGTTAGTATTGAACTCCAAGATGCATTTTGATTATTAGAAGTTCCGCCAACTCTACTACTACTAAATTGCACTGCTGAACCAGAATTAAAAAAATGTCTTGCATCTGCAGATGTAGGCCAAAATACATTTACATTGCATTGTAATACATCGTTAGGTGTTGATCCTCCCCATGATGCTCCGTATGTTGCATTGGGCCATGATTCTGACTGGGGACCATGTACAACAGATCTTCTTTGACCGGCAGGAGGTGTGTTTAATCTATTGAATCTAATATTATTACAAATTGTTTCCCAGTACTCAACCGGTGCATCAGCAAGATTATATCTAACCAATGATCCAATCACTTGGGCATCAACACCACTTGGTGCTGTATTATTAAGATGTTTGTAGGCATTGATTATGTCATATCTCAGAGCAGCATATTCATTAACTGTGACTCTGCTAGAAAGGCTCACCTGGCTGCTTTGAACAACCTGTCCATACCCAAAATTTGCCGATCCTGTACCTAATACTTCAGAAATTAAGGATTGAATGATGTTGTAATCTTGAACTCTTATTTTTTCATGTACTGCGGCCATAATTTACCTCAAAACTATTTAGTATCCAGATATTACGTTGCTGTAATATTTGACATACTGTAACTAGGTGATGAAATCACCCATGAAGCCAAAGTAGGTTGAAGTATTCCAGATGCTTTTAATTCTTCTGCTGTAATTTCTAAATTTCCATCAACACTATCGCCTGGGGCTGGAGGGCCTGCATCTGCGTAGGTATCATTTAAAGCGATCTTAATATCAACAGTTGTTGCAGTTCCTGCAGAATTACTAGCAACATTACACTTTGCAGACAGTGTAAAATTATTTGCCGAATAAGGAGTGCTTGCAGAAAGCGTATAAAAAGTTTCGTAAGTATTTGTTAATTCGTAAAACCCTATCGGAGTTGAATTTTTAGCACCAAAGGTTTGATCACCTACAGAATCTAGTAAATTCGTCCAGGCATTATTTTGCTGAGAACTTGTTCCACCTGTCCTTGATGCAGAAAATCTTATTTTTCCGCCTGAATTAAAAAAGTATCTTGCCTGTGTGGCTGTTGAAAAAGTAACTGTCAATACTGCTTCAGCAGTAGTACTCCATGTTCCAGAATATGTTTTTGTTGTTATCGAACTTAATGTTTGTTGTGTTGAATCTATATCGAATCTATTGCTTCGTGCCGTGGTTAATAATGAATCATAATTATTGATAGGATCACCTGCACCTGCTCTTATAGGAATATTATTTTGTGCTAGTGCTGCACTAGGCGTGGAGCCAGTCTGATGGACTAGAATATTAACAATATCAAATCTAATGGCATCAAAATCTGACTTAGCAATTTGCTGTCCTGAAGAAATAGGAGAACTATTTAGGCTCTGTCCATATCCGTATGTTCCACTTCCAGGTCCTAAGACTTCTGATGCCTTAGTTTGTAATGTGTTTATATCTGTTGATAATATATCGTTGCCGACGCTTGCCATTATAGTACCACCGCTTCAATTAGTTTTTCTGATGTTTCACTACTTGTTTCTAAGGCAATAGCAAAAGTATCAGCAGAACTATCTGAACGCTCGGCAGTACCATTGTGTGATGCAACTAATCTGTCACCCTTACTTACGGCTCCAACAACTTTTACAGGAACTCTTCCTTTAAGTGCAACATATTGTCCGCCGGCTAAATGCGTATTCATCATGAACGCAGGATTTTCTGAAATAACACCAATTGCCTTATCGCCTGAATTACAAGCAGTAACTTCATTTTCTCCGCCTACAGAAATAACAGTTCCTACTTCGTACTCTGCATCTGTTAAATATTTTTCTGCTAGGTCAGCATATCTTGCTGCTGTTGCAGTTCCTTTAAATAAATTGGCTGTAAGATCGCCTGCACTATCTCTAGCAGCAATCGTGCTAGGTGTTGCTGTTGTCTTGGCACTTCTATAGTCTGGATCTGAATCTGTCGCGGTGTTATCAATTTTTACTCTATCTGTTTTTGTGGCAACACCTGAAAATGTTGTTGCAAAAATTGTACCAGAAGTGTTCCTAATAGGGATACTGTTTTGTGCTACCGGCACTGTTTCTGAAGGTTGAATACTGTTTAATGCACTTGCATTAGATGCTGTTCCTGTTAAGTTACCTTGTACTGATCCAAAGAGTGTTCCTCTTAATGTAGCACCTGAATAACCAATTTCTTTTGATGTACCGTTTATTAAAATTTGTGTATCAGTTGCTAATACGTTACCCGTATGTGTTCCTGTTGTATTTCCAGTAACGTTACCAACGAGATTTCCAGTTACAGTTGTAGCATAAACATTTTTCCATGCTTTAGTAGTTGATCCTAGATCATACTGGTTAGTCAATCCAGGAACAATACCTGTATCACCTAATTCAGCGATAGTTCTTCTAGTTAGAGCATTTTCATTAATAATTATTTTAATTGGATTTCCAAGAACACTTTCTAAAACTATTTCATCATCATTTTCAACTCTTACTCTTAGATCATTACCATCGCCTACCGTGAATCCACTATCTACAAATCTAGATCCGGATGGTAGAGTGGGTGATCCGGTAGTTACAAAATCTGATGCTGAAAATCCATCAAGTGATAATGCATTGCTTGCCGTTCCCCAGAAAATATAATTGTCTGACGTAACACCACTGCTGTTTGCTTTGGCAAGTGTAATACCTTTTTTAACAACAGTAAAATCATCTATCGGATTTACTGATGTGTTAAGAGTAAATTCTGTTTGAGACACAATTGCCATTGTTTTTCCGCCGGCTTGTATCTTTAAAATAGAATGGTTGGCATTACCTGAATCTTTTACTACTTGTGCTGTAACACCACTTGTTCCTAAATCTGGTGATGCTTCAGGTCCAACTAGTATAAATTCAGTTCCTGAATATGCATATAATTGTTTAGCAGATGTGTCCCACCAAAGTTCTCCTGATTGTAATCCGCTAGGTGCAGTAGCACTTACTTCTGAACCAGTCGCTGATTTCCATTGATTTCCATCATAGAACTTTAATTTCTTGTTTCCACTATCATACCATACTTGACCAGTAATAGCCTTTGGTGGTGATGAAGTGTTTGCAAAATTTTCAAGCAAATGAAGGAAGTTTTCGTTTTGTACTTCACCGTATCCAGCGTAATTCTTACCTACGAATCTAAGATCCGTGGTAGTATCGATAGTGCCGTCTTCTACGGATGTTAAAAACGTTCCATTAAATTTATCTACTTGATATGCCATTATGCGTTTTTCCTATTTTACTGTTGTATTTATGCACTTTAGTCATCTGCAGGTGCTGGTGGTTTAGGATTAAAACTATACGTATTTGGGTTTTCCGCATAGGTTTCAACCGCTGTATTATGATTTTCTACCTTCTGATTGACGTAATTGCGCATTTCTGTAAATGCATCCGTTAGAGGTATTCCTGCCTGTTCCAAACACTCAGCAATTATGTTGATCTGCTTATGAACTGGATATTTTACTAGAATCTGCTTGTTTGTTAGTTCGTCAATTGCTAGTTCTTCTATGATAGGAACATCGTTGAGAGAACGAATTCCACCACTATTAAAATCGCCCCAATAATATTCGTTGTCTGTATCGTATTCAAGAACCTTGTGCTTCAAGTTACCAGCAACAAGATTAGATTCAAACTGTGAATCATAAGGCTGTGCCGTGACCGGTTTAGATCCATCTCTATTAAAAACTATAATCATCTTTGTCATTGTGTTCTTCCCCAACTTAATGCAAGACTAAACTTAGGTCTTTCATTATTTCCTATTTTTGTTACCTCATGTGGTAGATTAACCGGCATATCAATTAACATTCCTGGTTTTTCATCTACCAAATATCCTATCTCCGTTTTATCATCATACCACTTGAAGTGCGGAGCATCTGCTCTTAGGAATATCAGTTTAAATTTCCAATATCCCCCAGCACTATCTCTGTGCTTCTTCAAGTAATCTCCTGGATCGTATCTGTTTATGCAGAAACCATCGCAGGATTTATCTTCCTCAGGAAGTGATTCGTAAATCAATTCCTTCAAATCCTCTGGCATGTTCCAACGAAACATGCTTTTCAAACTACTTTCACCGTAGGCAGTTACAAAATTAAACTCTTCCCCCGGCGCTCGAACGAAAAATTCGTCCTCGTATTTTTCTGCCAATGAAATTATTTCATTAACATTTTTACAATAGTCAGGTATCAATGATACCTTACTCATTAAATCGTTCTCCAAGTCCCTGTGTATGACCAAGCACTACCATTCGAGCTGTAAGTTAATATGTAATCAACTCCGCTCTCATAAAGTGTTGTGCTTGTACTTACACTCGCAGTTGCCCATCTATATGCTAGAATCCATCTAGCCGCACTAAACGAACTAACCGAACTCGTAAATAATTGATTGATAATTAATTCAAAAGTTGTTCCTGAAGCAACAGAATTAGCAGGTATATATGCCTGTATCAAATCAATGTATTCAGGATCAGGTGATGTTGTATTTGGAAATGGTCCTGATATCGTCATCGTTCTAGGAACATTTCTATTAATTTCTGATTGTACAAATGCCGTTGTTGCAATCGTTGTGTTGCTTGTTCCTGCAGGTTGTGTCGTACTCAAGGAAGCGTTAGTTGCATTAGTAGCAGTTCCTGTAAGATCACCTACAACATTTCCTGTTACATTTCCAACAACATTTCCAGTATGAGTACCATTCGTATTACCTGTAACGTTACCTGTAAGATTTGCTGTAATTGTTCCTGCTGCAAAATTTCCTGAACCATCTCTAGCAACTACCTTGTTGGCAGCATTTGCAGTATCAGCATCGACGTTTAAGGTAGTGTTTGCAATACCATCGTAATTAGAACCTGTTAGGTATGCACCAACATTAAGTGTCGCAAAAGTAACTGTTCCCCAAGTCGGTGGATTGCCAGGTCCGCCGGTTCGAAGAACCTGCCCCGCGGTTCCTGCAGGAAGCAACGAAGTTGCGCCAGCGGCGGTTTGATAAGGAATATCACCACCAGTGCCTCCACCTATGTTTGTTGCAGTTCCAGCCAGTGTTGCCGTGCTGGCATTTCCAATTAGATCACCATTGAATGTTTCCGCATGTGCATTCTTGAACTTAAGATTGCTCTTACCAAGATCCGCTCCAAGCGTTGTTGAAGGAACCAATCCTCCTATTGCTCCGGTACCTGCCAATGATGACACATCCGGTGAAATTAATTTAAGAGTGGTGCTACCAGTACCATCACTTGCCTTGATGTCAAATGTTCTGTTTGCTGTTACTATTGCACCGCTTGAATTGCTTATGATTAAATTACTGTTTATGGTTATGTTACCAGCAACACCCAGATTGGTTAGCGTTCCAACGTTTTCAAGTGCTGATGTTGTTACGTTATTTGCCAGTGCTGATCCAGTAAGGGTGAATGCATCAGCAGTAACCGTAATGTCTGCCGTACCATCAAATGCAACTCCGTTAATATTTCTTGGAGTTCTTAACTTGGTCGTGGTGTTTGAATTACCACTTAGCGTTGCACCTATGAAAGCATTTGCTGTTACCGTATTAAATGTGCTATTTCCAGTTGTGACTGTAACGTTACCCTGAACGTCTCCCACTAAATCTGCTGTGATTGTGCCTGCGGCAAAGTTTCCGCTTGCATCTCTTGCTACCACCTTGCCGATCGTGTTGTTTGCTGTTGCATCAACTGCCCAGGTCTCCGCAGTACTTCCATCGAAATCACTGCCGACTATGTAATCCCCACCAATCAACTTGCTTGTTGTGCTGGATTTAATGGTAATGTCTCTGCTACCGTTGAATCCTACACCATTTATTAATCTTGTTGTGTCTAGTATGGTTGCCCTGTCCGCAACACCCTCTAAATTTCCCTTTGCCTTGTGTGACGTGCTTAGGGTTATTCCTGCTGCTAGATCAGAAAATCCTGCTATTGCTTCGCTGGCATCTATGGTGAACCCTACCGAACTAATGATTGCAGTGGCAACTCCATTTACCATTAATTTAATTACAGGATATCTAGAACCCGTGGTTGATAAAAGTGTATCCGCCTGTGCTCTGGTAATTCCAAATCCTTCTGCTGTTTCTGGTCCTATGAACACCCACTGTGTTCCATCCCAAACATGAAGAGTGTTTGAAGGGGTCTTGAACCAAAATCCTCCCAACTGTGGATCAACTGGTGGCGTTGCACTCATGGCAGACGCACCAACTTCTATCCATTTGGTTCCGTCGTAGCTCTTGAGAACGCTTGATCCCGTGTCAAACCATAACTGTCCTGCAATGGGTCTTAGCGGAGCGGTATTGTTTGCAAAATTTTCGAGGAGGTATAGGAAGTTTTCGTTTTGAATTTCACCGTAACCAATGTAATTTCTACCTACCAGCGTAAGGCTAGTAGTGGTATCGAGACTGGCATCCTCTAGGCTTACTAGTTGGGTTCCATCACTCTTGTTTATAATATATGCCATACTTTACGCTCCTAATCCTTCCTATGGTAATACCGTTTCCGAAATAAAAGTCCAAGTGCTCGATAACAATTGGAAAGTCTTTAGAATTCTTGTTGTTGTTACGCTCGGTGCTGAAACTGTTGCAGTGCTAATCGCAACGTTTGTTACAGCGGGTGCAGTACCAGTAGGCGTATTAAATGTTGCGGTACTCTGACTAATCAAAGGATTAATATCCAATGAAGTGGTCGAAATGTTTATAACGGTACATAGTATTCTTGCAATTGTTCCGTCTCTGTATTCAGCAACTGGTGCTAGATCTGCTAGAATTGTATTTGCAATATAACTGTTCGGCTTACCATCCGATAGATCCATCGAGAATGCAAGGTTTCTTCTTTCAACGGTATCATCCACGTATTCCTTGGTGGAAGCATCCTGTGCATCAGTAGGATCTGCCATACCAGTTATCTTTGGTGATCCTATCAGCGAAACATTTCCCGTTCCGTTTGGTGCCAGTTCAAGATCCAGGTTACCGCTTAGTGTTGTTATTCTTGGATTACCACTTCCGCTATCTGATTCTATCTTTAATTCAGCAGTTGGTGGAAGTCCAGGACCTATGTTAATTACATTCTGAGTACCAAAACTAGTAACACCCGGAATACTAGTAATACCTGGTCCTAATGAATTACCACTTATAACCGTTACACCGTTAATTTTAAATTCTTTTCCGCTTGCTAGGTTTATGTGTTCTGAGGAAGTCCAAGCCTGTGCAGCAAGTTCTGGATACTCTGGTGTTCCTCCTAGACCATTTTCACTCCACATTAACACGTGGTCAGTGGTTCCTTTTAGAATAAGGCCACCACCATCTGCTATTGAATCTGAATTTGATCCACTGTCTCCAGTCTGTGCCAGCGTAATGTATTTGTCTTCTACGGCAAGTTCAGTTTCCCTAATTACAGATATGTCACCATCGTTGATAATAAGGCTACCCTTGATTGTAACATTTCCATTAACTTCCATGCCGCCGCCAACGTTTATTTGGCTATTTGAAAATGCTTCATACATTCCTATAGTTCTAGTAGAGGCATTGATAACTATCGCTTGTTCCTGCGTAATCCCTTTACGCACATCAATAATTAATTGTTTGTCCGTGGCACTGTTGGATAATTTTACGTTACCATTATCAACAGTTAAGTTTGCCTGACCAGCAGTACCAACAACGAGACCAAGATCACTTTCAATTCTAAGTGTGTTACTCAGGTTATTAGCAGTGTCCTTTCTAACATATTGTGTTGCAATTGCACCACCAAGTTGTTCGGAGTTCGTACATGTTACATCAAATTTCATTCCGGACAGCGTTCCCTGGTTGAAACCAGGCGCTATGCTTCCGCTGAATCCTTCTATTGCATTCTTGGGAGTAAATGAATCCTTTGCAAAAATTCCTAATAGGACACCGTTATTATATAATAAAGTAATAACACGTGTTTGGTTTAGTGAATCTAATATGCTTGATACTCTAAGTCCGCTCAATCCTTGTGATTCTGAATAATCAGGACCAAGAAGAATTGTGTTTGTTCCATCAAAGAAGTATAACTGTTTGGCAGAATCATTAAACCATAAATCCCCAACACCTAGTGTTGATGGTTGTGTATTTGAAATAGTTGCAGAACTAACAGGTACAAATGCTGTACCAGAATAAACTTTTAATTTTAATTCATTTGCATCAAACCAAATCTGTCCTCTAATAGGATGCTCAGGAATGCCAGTTCCTGAAAAATTTTCTAATAATTTAATAAAATTTTCATTTAGTGCTTCACCGAATCCACTATAGTTTTTACCTATGAGCGTGATATCAGTCGATACGTTATCAATCTGACCGTCAGCAACAGTTGCTACAATAGTTCCGTCTGTTTTATTAATTTGATATGCCATCTTATAATCCTATTGTTTCAAATGCTGGTGGTCCAGATCTAATTATATAATTTAATGTTTGGTATGGATTCATTATACCAACAGGACTTCCAAGAGTAAAGTCTGCACTTGGTTTTTTTACTCCGCCTGAATCCTGTAGATACTGTGCTTGTCCAGGAGCAGTTGGTCCTGAGCCAGTTACACCTGGAGGACTAATTGCTGTATCAATTCTAACTGCACTGTACTGAATACCATTAGCAGTCATATCATGTGTGTGTTCCGGAATATTTCCCAGTGTCAATGAAACCGAACTTGATCCACTAGTTGCTGCAAGTGTTTCTGCTTCTGTACCTTCAACTCTAGCAGGAACCGGTGTTCCGCCACCATTATCAATAAATCCTCCTGCTGCTGTAGGAACCGAAATATTATTATCCATGTTATGCCTACCAAGAGCAAATCGACCTCTCAAGTCAGGCAATCTAAATGTTCCAAATCCATTTAGTGCTGCTAAACCATTGTATGTTGTACCTATTACATCATACAGTTGAGGAAATTTTGCTCTTTCAACTTCGCCGCCATCGCATAACAAATATCCTTCTGGAAGATTTGAACCTGCATATGGCATTATTGCTCCTATCGGAACTCCAAGATCTGCAATAAATGTGTTTCTTGTTTGTTTTAATAGGCCTGACGACCCACCTGTTTCAGCAGATGCTCTATATACTAAAACAAAATCGTTTGATTCAGACTCATTAGGAGTTGGTTCATCTTTGTTTTTAATAATGTTGGCTGTAAGTTCTGTGTTAAAAACTTTTGATAATCCATCAACCTGACCATCAAATCTTACTGCCGGAGAAATTACGTCTCCTGCCAGTGAAAAACTTGTTACATTTTTAAGGTTTGTTGCTGTGTTAGCATTACCTGTGATATTACCATTAATAGTTCCTTCAATTTCATCAGCAATAATTTTGGCAGCATAAACATTCTTCCATCTATTGGATGTACTTCCTAGATCGCTTACATCAGAAACGGCTGGATATGTATCTCGTAGTTGTGTTGCTCCAGCAACATCTAAAGTTGTACCTACTTTTAAATTTTTAGTTATTGCTGCACCACCAGTGGTAATAAAACTACCAGTCTGTAAATTGATCGATTCATTTGTATTATTAATTATGATTTGACCGGATAGGCTTATGTCACCATCTACTTCTAACGCTGTATCTGGATCAGCAACGTTTATTCCTATCTTGTTATCAACTACTCTTAATATCGTACTAGGAATGCCATTTCTATTTGTTTGTAAATCAATGGAACTACCTGAGGTTGAGTTATAAATTTTTGCAGAAGTGGTCGATGTTGATAGATTGAAGTTACCATCTGCACCAACGGTTAATCCGGAATTATTTCTAACGTTAAATCCAAATTCAGTTGTGTTGATTTGATCTGATCTTAAAAATTTTCCTGCTGCAACAGTTGTACCACCAACATTTAGCGCATCAGCATCTGATGCTGTTCCAATAATCTTAGGAAGATTACCTCCTTCGAAAATACTCGCAAACGCTGCAATCTCAGTGTCATTGGCAGGTATGGCAATATTGATTCCTGATTTAATAGTATCAAACCCAATAATATCAATCTTGGGTGTAAATGAATCCTTGGATACAATTGCGACAGGTTGATCAGCAATATAAAGTATTAATATGTTTCTCGTATTGTTATCACTGTCTGTAATTCTTTCTACTGCTGGACCGTATCTTAAACCATCTATCGAACTTTCGCTAGGTCCCACAAGTAACCATCTTGTGCCTGTATAAATTCTTAACTGTTGATTTGTTGTATCTACCCATAGTTCGCCAACCTTTGAATTATCAACGCTTGGTTCAACTGGTGATTTTTGAATATTTGATGCGGCTTTCCAATTTGTGTTGTCCCATAACTGTAATACATTATTTTCTGTATCATACCAAAGTTGTCCTTCAACCGGATTAACAGGCTCTGATGCACTTGCAAAGTTTTCTAAAATTGCTAGGAAATTTTCCGCAATAATCTGACCGTAACCTGTTACGTTTCTTCCTGGAAAAGTTAAACTTGTATCCTGACTGGAAGTATTATCAAATACCGTAATTGGCGTCTTATTTTCTCTATCTGTAAAATTTACAATATATGGCATCTATTATACCTCAGTAAAACCTGTTAAACTTTGCACTCTTATAGTGTAATCAATCTGTAGTAATCTATTAAGAGACTTTTGAACTGGATGGAATACAACGTGTGTAAGCAACTTGCCCTCACCATCTGGATTGTATGATTTCAATCCTAATTCATCAAACACAAAGTTATCGTCCATATTGACTGAATTGTCAAATGCTTGTTGGCCATCTGGCTCACCATAATCTAATAAGCATGTAATAACTATATCACTGTATGTTGCGCCACTTACATGTCTAATTTCCATTTTATTTCTCACCGGATCAACGTTTGCAACAGCATTTTGATCTACAACCTTAGAGTATGTTTGGTTATATAAACTTGAATTTGTTCCTACAGTGTTTGGGGTTAGATATGTAATTAAACCCGTAGGATCAACTGTTGTTCCCCCACTTCCAAATACCATGGAATACACAGTACCTAGCCCTTGGTTACTTAAACTATTAACCATAGCAATACTCATGTTTTCATAGTGTATAGCGTTTCTTTTGTCCTGGAAAACTTCACCAGTTTCAGGGTCAAATATCTTGATATGACCTTCGAAATGAAAACCACCGGTCTCATTTACAGCAGGTTTATCTGTGTTGTTTTTATCAGTGTTTGGCATCATATTCTCTTTGGTTTCCATACTGTATTTATTCAGGCAATCCGGTACTCTTAGCAGCAATGAATTGACTGATTGGAGTAGCGTTATCAAGCAATGTAACGCCTGATGTAGCGGTATTTGTACCCCTGTCGTACCAAGTATTTCCTACCCTTTTAATTATCGTTATTCTAGTTCCTGCAGGCAATGATTGACTTAATCTTACATAAGGATTAACTCCATCAACTGCAAATTCCGCTTCTAGTTGTTTATCACCTGCTGGGCTAGTTGCTCCTAGAGTTTCATCAAATACTGTTAATGATGTTTTTCTAAGTCTCTTTCCACCAGCAAATACTTCTATTGTATCACATCTGTTAAATTCCGACGGTATTGTCTCTGAATACCAGTTAGGATCTTCAGTCTGTGATGGTACAAAATTCAATGGGCCAATCAATAAACTACTACCATCACTCACATAGTCCAGTCTTTCCTGTGACTCGGTGTAAGGAAGTTGTTCTGCTATGCTTACATCAACTACTAAATCATTAGCAGAATGTGTTTCCTTAATTGCTGTACCCTGTGTTCCTCTTCTCAGTTTGCTTAAGACATTACCATTCTTTTCTAGATATTCTATTCTTTCATTATTGATCATTACTGCACCTGGAACATTTCTTTCTGGTAATGGTACAGCCAGTGTGGAAGCATTTGTAACTGTAATGCTTTGATCATAATAGTTAAGGTTAGTTAATAATCTTACTTCATTATTGTAATTAAATCTATTGAAATGATAAACGTTTAGCATATCCTTGCTTACTTCGTATCCTACTGGCAATCTAAATACATCAGTTCCATATATTGTAATTGTTATAATATCAGACTCAGTAGTTGCATCTGTGAGATAAACAACTCCTCTTGGTAACGAAACGCTGTAATCAATGTCAGAAATTAATCTGATACCATTTTTATAAACCCAAACATAACTGGTTGCCAATGGAGCAAATGGAAGTTTATAATTTACCTTACCTCCTGTAAATCTATCAGTTACTATTCCCATGGAAGGATACTCGCTAAACCATGTAACGTCAATAGTTGATCCTTCTGTCATTGACACCGAACCTTTAATTGTTAATGAATTTCCGCTGACCGTGTATTCAGATCTTAAATCATTTATTATTTTTATTTCATCGCCTGTTGTGAGTGGAGCAACAATTTCTAATTCTTTTGTTGTACCATTATAAACATAATCATTAATAAATTCTTGCTGAACATCATTAACATACACTTCTATGTTTGAAGTCAAAATTGCGCCAGGTGCTTCTTCAGGATCTACTCCTAAAATAAATTTATTTGTTGTACCGTCATAAATTGCAAAAGTGGTATCTACTCCTTTGAGTTTTACACCATCAACTTCAACTATAACAGCGGATGCTGCGTTGGCTCTTGTTAAATTAACAAAATTATCTAGATCAAGTAATCTACTGCTTCCGTCAAATAATAATGACTGTTGGTTTATTCTTACAATAGGTATGCTTGTACTATCAACATCTTCAGCAGTTCCCATCACAATTATTTTTATAATTTTATCCTTTGCAGGTACTGTACCAAACTGAACTAGTGTTCTGTCAGTGGTATCTACAATATCAGTGCTATTAACAAATCCTGCATCTGTTTCAACTCCATCGATAGTTGCAAATATCGTTGAGCTGTCTGCAAAATTAGCATTCGTAAGGAAGAAACTTGTTTCACCGTCTGCTATAAATTCTTGATAATCTAGTATAGCAACACCACCTATTCCAATTGAAATAATTTCTATCTTGCTTCCTGCGCTAGGAGTGGTATTAAGAGTAATTGTGCTATTAATAATATCAACGAAATATTCATCATTAGCAGTTCCTTGTTCCTTCTTGATACCATCAACATAAACTATTACATTCTTGCTTTCAATTACTTTCTGACCAATGCTGTAAGTTGCTGTTGAATCGTCACCTACTAAAACTTTGCTTTGAATAGGTGCTGCTCCGCTCGAAGTTGAATGGAAAACTTTTATGCTTAGGCTGTCAAGGATTTGTCCTGGAACGTTTTCTTCGGGTGCTGGTACTTGATCCTTATCTACAAAGATACCGCCATCTATTTTAATTTCTTCTGCAGGTAATCCTGTTGCAGTTACATATGCTCCACCCATTGCAGATAATGTACCACCACTAATTTGACTGTCTATAATATTAGGGTCAGTAATCGTAACACTGCCGTCACTTTCCTGAGGTCTAAATATTAAAGTATCACCGTTATTAAGTGAAATATATTGTCCTATTTCAATTGTATTCGTTGAACCATCACCAATAAATGTTGGCATTGCTGCGTTTCGATTAGTTATAAGAGAACTATCCCCAACTGCTGGTACTGCTGGTGATCCGCCTACTAATGCATCAACAACATATCCTGACACGCCTGTGTCATTTTCGCCAAAGATACTTTCTATTGTGGCAAAATCTGGTTTGCTTAACACTGGAGCAAAGTATGTATTGAACAATGCATAACCTAATGGGTTATTTGCCAACATACCTGCTGGGGTCTTTAAACTATCATCCCATTCAGGACTAAGGGAGCCGCCATCCCAGTAT